GGTGTGTTTATCAAGTATGATCCCAACCTTACAGCCTTAACATCAGGTGAATTGAGCCAGAAAGTCAGAAACGTTATTTCAACTTACAACGACACCAACCTGAAAAAATTTGATGGGGTGTTCAGGCACTCACAACTCCTGTCAGATATTGATAACGCCGATGCGGCTATATTGAACTCAACAGTAAACGTATCAATTCAAAAGAGGCTTGTTCCTACACTTAATCAAGCACTTAAATATACAATTGACTTTGACAATGGATTCTTTTCAAACATTGGATCGGCTGATTCGATTATTAGTTCAACCACTTTTACATTTAATGGTCTTACACAACAATTGCAAGATGCTCCAATTACAACCTTTGCGGTAGACTCAGGTGCATCAACTGGTCCTTATGCGGTGTATGGTACAGAAAACGGAATGTACGCAGGAAGTAAAGGTTATTTCTATCCTCTTTATACGACAGCTGAAGCTGCAAATAATAGGGATATTGTAGCTGGTGGTTCCGGCGGAAGCCATGCTCATACATTCCTTGAATTTAATGGTATTACATTCTATATGCCAAACGCGTTTAGTAATCATGGTTTGACTTCATACGATAATTCACTTTATACGCTCTTTAGCACCAACACATCTACCACCACAAGGGACGTACAGATCTTTAGACTTACAACAACTAACCAAAAGATTGTGTCTGTACAAAAAGCCGGTACAGTGGATATTGTAAATGGTATTGTTACACTGGACTCATTCAGTCCATCGGCTATTACTGGAAGTAATAACTACATTACCATTACAGCTACACCTAACTCAAATGATATTGCACCTCAGAGAAATCAACTTTTGACAATTGATATGAATGAAGTTTCTGTTACTCCTCAAGTTGACACCGTATCAACTGGCGGTACAGTTGCAGGTATCGGTTACACTACCACACCTACTGGAGGTAGTAGCACTGGAGGTAGTAGCACAGGAAGCGGTGGCTACTAATGCGCTTTGATATAAATTCAGCACTACCAGAAAATATTAGGGTTGAACATCCAAAACTGGTAACGTTTGCAGAAGCATATTTTAAATTTCTTGATCAAGATGGAGGTGCTGGTAGAATACTTAACACCTTGCCCGAATATAGAGATCTTGACAGAGCGTCTACTGCATTTATTGAATACCTACAGAGAGAACTTGCTGTTGCTATTCCTGAAAATATTTTGGCCGATAAGGTAAAACTATATAAGAACGTAACAGATATATACTTATCAAAAGGTGCTGAAACATCTTATATTGCTTTGTTTAACTTGATTTTTAATGATACAGTTGAACTATACTTTCCAAGAGTTGATATTCTCAAGCCATCTGATGGTAAATGGGATCAGTCATTTCAAAGGTGGTCTGGAGATGATGGAAAAATATCTCACCTGAAAAAAGTTCAGGACTCTTATTACTATCAGTCATTTTCTTACGTAATCAAAACGGGTCAAACAATTGATTACTGGAAAGATGCTGTTAAGAAACTGCTTCATCCAGCCGGTTTTGCATTCTTCGGTCAGGTTGTAGTTTTTACTCAGGCTTCAATGGCTATGCCGTCGCCTGTTGGAAGAATTATTGACCCAGGATTCTTCACTCTTATTATTGATGTAGTATCAGCAGATGTTGAATTACCAGCAGTATCATGTATTGTTGAAATTGATCAAGTCAACGCTGCACCACAACCACCATTAAGTCCAAGCTTCTTGCATGTGGACTTGTATAAGTTCTTGCCTAACACTGAGGTTTATAGCACACCAATCACAGTAAGTCAGTCAAGAGCCCTAGCAGAAACAGGGGTAAATACAGCATATACTGTAACCCCACCGAATCATCCTCCGGGTACGATAGATGATTTTAAGAACTTTACAGTTCAACAGGCAGTTGATCAACAAGCGATTAATTTATCTTATGATTCGGTCATAACCATATCTTAAACTGATATAAATAACTAAAGAGGAACATAAACAATGGTAGCCATCGTCACTAAAGAAATCAGGGTGCAAAATGCGGCTAACTTCATTTCCGACGTTGGCACAAATAGTATGTACCTATTCATCGGTAGATCGCAACAATGGCCGAGTTCGGATACAGCTGTTGCAACTCCCGTTGATCAAGAAGTAGACAAACAAACAGCACACCAGAGAATGATTGCAGCCAAGAAAATGGCAACTGGCGATCTTTCACATGCTGTGCCCAGATACAACTGGGTTTCTGGTAACACTTATCCGGCCTATGACAGCCTAGGAGATCTTGCTGGCACTCAATATTACGTCCTTACAGACGAACTGAAGTGTTACAAATGTATTATTGCAGGACCTGGTGCGTCGGTCAATAAACCAACCGGTACAACAGTCAACAACATTGAAGCAGACCAAGGCGATGGATATCGCTGGAAGTATATGTTTACATTGTCAGGTGTTGACGCTACGAAGTTTTTGACATCAGCGTATATGCCTGTTAAAAAGCTGGCATCTGATGACGGATCACTTCAATTTCAAGTTCAATCAAATGCAGATGCAGGAGCAATCCATAGGGTTGTAGTTACTGCAGGTGGATCTAACTACACAAGTGCACCGACAGTTACTATTTCAGGTGACGGCACCAACGCAACTGCTACAGCAACCATAACCGGTGATGCAGTTACATCCGTAACAATTACAGATAACGGCGGCGGATATGAAAATGCAGTTATCACCTTCTCAGGTGGTGGCGGCGCTGGAGCTGCAGCACGGCCAGTGATGTCGCCAAAAGGCGGACATGGATCAGATCCAATTAATGAACTAGCTGGTTTCTTTGTCATGACTAATATTAAACTAGACGGTGCAGAAGGTTCAGGAGACTTCCCAATTGACAACGATTATCGTCAAATTGGTCTTATTCGTAACCCATTCAATCATGGAACAACTACAATCTCAACTGGTAACACACTGAACGCAAATAAATCTCTTGCTCTTTCTTCAGTAAGTGGTACATTTGCAGCTGATGAAGTAATTACTGGAGGGACCTCAGGAGCACAAGCATATATAGATTCAGTATCCGGTACTACAATTAGGTACCATCAAGATGCTAGTACAGGATTCGGTGTTTTCCAAGGATCTGAAAGTTTATCTGCAGCCGGAGGAGCTTCAGCTACAATTTCATCTCTTGGAGACCCAGAAATCGATAAACACTCAGGGCAGGTCATGTATCTGGAAAACAGATCGCCGATCTCAAGGGCAACTGCACAGATCGAAGACATCAAGCTCGTCATTGAATTTTAGGACATAACAAATGGTAGATTTTAATGTATCCCCGTATTACGATGATTTTCTCGCAAACGGGTCCGACGGAAAACCACCTAAGGAAAAATATTATAGAATTCTCTTTAGACCTTCGGTAGCTATCCAAGCTCGAGAAATGACTCAGTTGCAGACTATTCTGCAACAGCAAATTAGTAACTTTGGCGACCACATGTTCAAAGAAGGTGCGATGATTATCCCAGGAGGAACATCGCTTGATCTCGAATATGGATTCATTAAAGTCAACGCTTCATATAATTCTGCAGATGTTGAATCATATCGAACAAACTTCCAAGACGTTATAATTACTGGAGCGACCGGTGGTGTGCAAGCTAAGGTTGTAGGAACTACTGCAGCAACAGGCAGTGATGCTCTTACACTCTTTGTTAAATATATCGATTCCGGAACAAATAAAACTACCAAAACATTTGCAGCAGGTGAAGTTGTAACCGGTGTAGATTCAGGTGGAGTAACTCGAGGAGCAGAAATTGGATCTGCTGCTACCGATGTAGGATTTGGTTCAGCTGTACAAATTCAGCCCGGCATTTATTATGTCAACGGAGTATTTGCCTTTGTTACCTCACAGACTTTGGTACTTGACAAGTATACAAATTCGCCTTCTTATAGAGTTGGCCTAAACATTGCAGAAACGTTTTCCACAACTACCGAAGACACAACTCTAAATGATAACGCTGCAGGATCACCTAACTTTGCTGCACCTGGTGCACATAGATATAGAATTAATCTGACTCTTGCAAAATATACTACAGCTCAAACAACAGATAGTACTTTTATCGAACTACTAAGAGTTGAACAAGGCCAAATCAAGAAGCAAATTAGAAGTACCGAATATTCAGTTCTTGAAGAAACACTTGCTCGTAGAACGTTTGATGAATCAGGAAACTATACCGTTGCTCCTTTCAATATCGATATTAGAGAGCATCTGGCATCCGGCAACAACCGCGGCGTATTTTCAGTGGCTGACGGTGGTGATGCAACTAAAATTGCAGTTGGTCTTGAACCCGGTAAAGCATATGTCCGAGGTTACGAGATTGATACTCTAGCAACAAAATTTATTGCGGTCGATAAAGCAAGAGACACAGAACAAATCGTTAACGCGGTTACATCATTCCAACTTGGCAACTTTACGCTGATATCACCTACTTCAGGTGTTGCAATGAATTTGCCAAACGTAAACCAATTTGAAAAAATCAATATTATCGACGGCTCAGCCGCAACCGTAGGTACCGCAAGGGTAAGAGCTATCGAGCTTCACTCCGGTACACAGGGATCCGGAACCGAACAATATAAGCTTTACATCTTTGACTTGCAGATGAACTCTGGCAAAACATTTAAAGGTGATGCTGAAAAGTTCTTAACAACCGGTGGCTCAACCGGCAGTGATTTTAGCGGCGATTTTGTACAAGCATCAAGCCAAGCACAGCTTTTCGAAACTGGCGCAAATAACCTTCTTTATAAGATGCCGTTTGATGCGATTAAAACAATTCGTAACGCCGCAAATGCTATTGACACCACGATGACCGTAAGGCGAGTCTTAACTATGACTACCTCATCTGGTGTTGCGAACGCTACACTTGGTGCAGGATCAAATGAAGTATTCCAATCACCTATTACAGCAAATGATTACTATATCGCAGATGCAAATAGTGGTACGGTATATAATGCTGCAGCTGCAGGCACAGTCAGTGTAAGTACAGGTGGCGGTGCATCAGGCAATATTAACATTCAAATCGATCTTACTGGTCAAGGTGTAAGTGGAACAGCTACTCTGGTTGTAGTTGCAACTGTCATTAAGTCAGTTGCCGAAGAATCACAGAAAACATTGAACGTAAACCAGCAAATCAATAAAACGACATCTGGCACTGCAACAGCTACTACCATTTCGCTTGGTAAAGCAGATATTTATCGAGTTACC